TTTCTTGTAAATTGCTACCAACGGACATTTGATTAGATATTTTTGTATTAATCTATATTTATTTATAATTTAAAGATTTGAAAGAAATTCATTGAATAAGTTCAATTTATGTTCTTCAAGTCTTTTTTGGTCAACAAGAGTATTAATTCTTCTCTGAGTCTTTTCTGCAAGTTGCTCACGAAGAATTCCCCCTTCCCAAACCCACTCCTTTCCTTCCATGATTCCTTGAACAAAAGCATCGGGAGCAGAAGGATCTGCAACAATATCAGCAGCTGTTGCTAACATGAAATCTTCACCGACAACTTTATGACCTTCGTTGGTCATCTTGAGTGAACCAACACCACGAGAAGAAACACCAAGCATTACACCTTCATCAAGAAGTGAAGATGCAATCTTACCCATAGGGGTATTCAGAATTTGTGCCTTACCTTTAAAATTACTTCCTTCCTGAACAAGTGAAGTAATTTTGTGAGAAACACGATCAAGATTGACGGTAGGACCATCTGGATGTCCAAGTTCACCAAGAGCGCGACCTTTTTGGACAAAAGTTTCGTTGTATCTCTTTACTTCACGAGCAAGAGTTTCCATGGGATACATTCTACCATTACGGTTTTTGATATCCCCTTGAAGGAAAACTCCTTCAATATATAATTTCTTACCGGCACCTTTGCCTTCGGTAATAATTTTTACGTTTGAAATTTCTTCCGTGATAAGTTTCATTTGTTTATCCAGTAAATCCTACTTTTGCTGCTCTTACTGTAACTGCAGATGCCCAAATTAAATCGGCACCAGACTTTTCAAAAAATTCAACAGAGTCACTTGGAACTGATACTGTTGCAGTGTTTGCATATCCTGCAATTGTGCTTTTTGCAATACTTACTGTTGCAGTAGTGCCAGCACCATTGTGAACTCTAACTACTGTTGCATTTGATACTGTAAGACCACCTGCCAAATTAGTTCCAAGTGCTACTTCATCACCAATCAATAAAGTTCTTGACATTATTCTTGTTCCTCTGATGTTTCTAAATCAGTCTCACCAAACATTGATGCTCCGACATATGGACGAATTACATCAATTTTTTCCGATGCCTTTGCATATAAAACATCTTTGATTTTATCGCTGATACTTGATGCCGAAGAATCGGATCCAATCAAATTTACAATTTCTTCCATAAAAAATTTATATTACTATATTTTATATTTATATCTCAGCAGTTTTGCCATCTGCTTGGGCAATTTCTCCTGATATTTCTGGTTCCATTGGAACGTCTCCTAACATTCCCGAATTTCCACCTGCAGGTAATGGTTCTCCAGTAACGGGGTCTATTGCATTTGGATCTGGAATAATTCCATCTTGAATTTCTTGTTGAATTTGCTCATCCATTTCAATGATATCTGCATCAGTCTGTCTAAGCACCTTTTTACGAACCCATTGAGATGAATAATATTTTCCAATATAAGGTTCAATTGTTGCAAGAATTCCAAGTCTTTCATTCATCATTTCAGACTCTTTTAATTCTGCAAACTGATTATCGTATAAGAAGTCGTATTGAATGTGATCACTAATTTTTTCCCAATCATCAACTGATACGATATTCTTAAGAATTAATTGAGTTTTCAACATATCATTGAACATCCCAGCAAATCTTTTTCTGAGACGACCAACAAACTTGGCAAACTTAAGTTCGTCTCTTAAAATCTCAGAAGAACGTCCAAGATTGAAACCACCATCAGCAGCAATTCTTGACTCAGGAACTCCAAGTGCTCTATACAATTTCTTTTGAAAATATTCAATATCAGCAAGTTCTCCAAGATTCTGGCCACCAGGAAGAGTTGAAATTTCTGTTCCTCTACCACCTTCTCTTCTTGGGAGCCAAAAGTCTTCCATCATAGACATGAATTTTCGATCATCACGAACTTCACCAGTGTTAGCATCATAAACCAACTTGTTACGATAACGCATCATAACATCACGAAGGTATTGTTCTGCTTTAATTTTTGGAAGATTTCCTACATCAATATAAAAAATTCTTCTTTCTGGAGCTCTAGAAAGTCTGTAAATAACCAAAGAGTCCTCAATCATTCTAAGTTGATTAAGTGCTTTGATTGCTTTGTGAAGATATGAAAGAACTGTTCCTTTGTTTCTATCAATAAGACCTGAAGTGCAATAGGTAATTGCATCTTTTGCAATCTTAGTTCCTTTTGATCCACCTGCAGCCGATAAAGTTCCTGTAGGATAATTTGGTTTTGGAGTATAAACAAAATACTCCTCAATTTCTGGAGCTAAAACATTATTTTCTTCATTTCTGCCAGAAATATTTGGTCCAATAATATTCTTATCATTCTTTTTTTCTTGACGAACATATCGCATCTTCATCGGATCGATATATCTCAATTCTTTAATTCCCTCTTGGGGATTTTTCAAGTCAATGACTTTATGATAAAATATTCTTCCATCAACGTACCAATTTCTAAAAATTTCGTGAGATTTTTTATCAAAATCTAAAAGTTCTTTGATATATCTAAATTCTTTACGGATTGCTTCTTTTAACTTATCTGTTGCATTTAAATTAGAAAGTTCAATTTCAATAGGAGAATCATAAAGATCACTTACTAAAGCTTCATTAACTACATCTTCAATGGCACCATCACACTCTGGATGAAGTGCCATTTCTCTATATCTTTTCAGTAAATCAAACTCTGTTCTATATACACCTTCAATGTCTACATAAGAACCATAAAAACCACTGGCAATATAATTGTCAACCCCGTCCTCATTATTTTGAGGAACGGGGGAAACTATACCTTTGGATTTTTTTTCTTTATCTTCAATAGAAAAACCAAAAAGTTTTGCCATATTATAAACTAATTTAAACTATTGTTCTACTATTTAGCTGATGTCCTCACCACCAGAACCGTTAGCAGTTCCCTTATATGCTTCCCAATAATGCACCTGAAGTTCTACTGTAAACTCTTGAATAGTGTCAGTAGTATCATAGTTTAAATCAATTGTTGAAATATTTGTTGGGAAAATATCCTTGAATCTGTATTTTCTGAGGATTCCTCCATCACGATCCAATTGATTAACAATCGCATCTTTTTGATAAAGAACTGGATCTGTAACACCAGTTGCATTATCTAATTTATTAATATAATTCATCCACTTTTCGAAAGCAGATCTAATTTCAAATGATACATCATTAATAATTGTAATGGTCCAAGTTTCAAAAGTTCTATCACCTGCAATTTTTAAAATACGACCTCTGAATGGTACATCAATTGGTGCAATTGTTGATGCTGGTAATGCTGCTGCCTTTACAAGAAATCTTGCATTTTCAACGACATCATTATCAATACGAATTGCATCTGGAAATGCCAATTCAACTTCAAACAGATTAGGTCTTGCACCACCACCTTTCAATTTACTTTTAAAATCACTGATGGTTCTTAATGGTAGGGAGTTTCTTTGTTGACGAGTTGCCATTGTTTTTTAAACCTCTAAATTAAACGTTACCGATAACTTCTTCAAACGAAACACCAGTTCTGGTGGCAACAAACGTAAGACCAATGAAGTTAATTGATCTTGCGGGTTTGATATAGATGTCAGCAATAAATTCATTATTATCTATTACTGCGGCAGTATTGTTTGTCTCATCACAAACAACAACATAGTCTTGAATTCCTCTCTTCGCCTGAACATCACGAAGGAAAGGTTCGATAATATTGACAAAATTGGTTCTTGTGATCTCATCGTTAAATTCGAAGAGTTGGTCTCTTGCAGCAGCAGAGATTGCATCTTCAAGATAGATGAAGAGACGACGAACATTAATACGATCAAATGCTGATGATTTTGCAAGTCCCGTCTTATCACCAAACAGAACAATTCCAGCTCCAGGTGAGAAGATGACAGGATTGATTCTATTGGAATAAAGTCTGTCTCTCTGAACCTTTGATGGATTATATGCCAGTTTTACTGCATTTAAAATTGCACCTCTCGTAGTTCCTGCTGGAGAGAACCAAGGGAAATTGTCAATGTCATTGCGAGCACAAAGACCTGCCATATCTCCATTCAGAGGAACATAACGGAATGTGTTAGAGAATCTATCATACATGTACTTGTATCCACTATCAAAAACACCATATGAAGACGATGTAATTGCCGAGTAGAATCCAATCACATTATTTGTGATAGTTTCATCATTATTTACTGTAACTGATCCAGACTGAGTATCTGTTAAGAATGCTTGTCTGTATGGTGAAATGAACGCCAGAGTGTCTTTTCTAATATCTGCAACTGCAATCAGTTTATTTGCAAGTGCTTGGGAAATTTCTTTTCCATAGTTTGCAGATCCCATGATTAAGAAATCAATAGAATAATTTTCGGTATTCTCAAAAATACCATATCCAGATACTAACTTATCAAGACCTGCTGAAAGTGCTCCAGATGCTGTGATATCTGTTCCTGCATCATAATTTCTACCACCAGCAAACTTAAGATTTTTGTTTCCAGTGCCTCCAAAAATTACACCTTCAGCATCTTGATCCCATCCAGTATCTGATGCAAGAGTGAATCCTGAAGAATACCCAGAGGTTGTAAGTCCTGCTGGTGCAGCACCCCCAAAGACATATGCCGAATTAGTCTTTAAAAATGCTCTCCAATATGATGGAGAACCTACAGAAAATTCTGCATCTTTTGCTTTTGATAGAGACAGGTGAGTTTCTAAGATAGTTCCTGAATTTCCAGTAACTTTTCCCTCTGCATCAATAACTACAACATGAACTTCATCAAATCTTGCACCTCTATCTGCAGCAAACTGAGAAGTTCCTGGACGATCTGCTACAGTATTCCACTTAATTGATTGAACAGTTGTTGCTCCACCGACAGTATTCGTAGAAATATGGAGATCTTGCTGATCAAACCAGTCCAATCTTGAGGTGTATGAAGTGGTGGCATATGCAGCACTTACCCCTGAAGTATGAATTGCAACAGTACCAGTCCCACTAAATGCATAAATTCCACTTGGTTGATAATCAACAACTGTTTCTGTTCCTGCAGCACTTACATGAGAAAGAACTTTTACACTAACGTTTGTGCCATCAATTTCAGTAACAATTCCTTTGAGGTATCCATCAAGAACTGAAGTTGAACCTGCTCCAGCAGCAACTCTTCCAACAACACTCTGAGTTACTCCATAACCGACAGCAATCGAACCATCCGATAATCCACAGAATTTGATCTGCTTTAGAATCGATTAGTCCAATTCTAATTCCGTTTGCCCAAGATCCTGGATTCTTAGCAATGAACTCCCTACCAGTAACTACGTTCTCATCGTACTGAAGTTGCTCATAGTGCTCAACACTTTTGATCTTAATTTCGGAACCATTGGTGATCGCATTTTTAAGATCATCGTCATCGGACCTTACAACTCTAAGTTGTCCACCATATGCAAGATACGATGATGCAACTAACCAATGCTCATAGTGCTTATCATTACCATATGGCTTACCAAAATTATCAAGTAAATCTTTTTCTGATCCAACTGTAGTAGGAAGGTCTACAGGACCTTGTGCGAAAGGTGCTACTAATCCACCAAACATTTCGGAAGTTGGATCAACTCTTCCACTGGTGAGATCTACCTCTCTTACTCTAATTCCAGGAGATGCTAAATTTAATGGCATCTTTCGTTCCCTCGCATCCAAATTTATCTAAAAATATTTATGGAAAAGGGTATTTTCAGTGGGGAAATGGTGCGTGAATATCTACCAATCGGGGTATTCCCATCTTGAAACCCTTTTCTTTACCCTTTGTGTATTAGAAATTCTATGGATTGTGCATTCTTTACATTCATAAGAATATGCAGAAGGCAAAGTTTTCCTACCTTTTCTAGTCAAGTAATAATCCTCTATTAAATTTTTAATTTTTCCACAGACTCTACACTTTCTATCAAAAAATAATAAATGTTCTAGTTCAACTTGGTCATCAAAATCCATTACATATATTCCCACATATAAGAACGATCACCATATTCGTCAGCATACCATCTATCTCCACTCGTATCTACAAAACTTCCCTCATCAGATAGTCCGTCAGAAATAAATCCAAATGGTGCCATATCCTGTTCAATTTGATTTCTTTGTTCTTCATAAATTCTTTTACGAACGTCATTGTCGGTCATTTCTCTAAAGTAATCTTGTGCTACTAACCAAGAGAAAATGACAAGGCACATGGCAAGATCATCGTTACATCCTTCTTCTGCCTCAAATGAATTTCCTTTTTGTGCGAATGTAGTGAGTTCTGAAATAATCTCATAATCACTAGTAATTAATTTATCATCTTCTAATAATGTTTTGAGATTAGAGCATCCCAATTTTTTTACTGAAGCAGTTGTTCTTACACCAAGTTGAGATTTTTTACCACTGAATCCAGAACCAACAATTTGCCCATTTCTACCTCTCATTGAACACATGAGAATATTTTCATACTCCAAATCATATTGAAGGATTGATGCAACCTGATCTCCAATATCATTAACTTCAATTAATAGCCAAGATTGATTATATGCTTTTGCTACATCCAAAATAATATTTGGAAACAGCATCGGTTTAATTTCATTATTTCTATACTTACCTACGACTTTATAAGGAAACTCTGTGATATCAAAAATAATAAATGCTGAGTAGTCGTTACCCAATCCACGAGCAACGTCTACTGTGATAAGATAATTATGTTCTTTTTTAGGTTCTTCGTAAATATCTAATCCAGCATTTCTTTTGATTGGATCATCATAAACCAGCATCTTAAGTTTTGCTGGATTAATAAGTGTATTGACAGATCCTAAGAATTCGCATTCAAACTCAACCTTAAACTGCTGTTCGGAAGTGTTTGCAATTGTTTGCTCTTTCCAAACAATATCTCTTCCAGGAACTTCGGACCAATGGACTTCTGTTGGAATATATTCATTCTTCTTCTTTTCCGCATCGTGCCACATACGGTAGAAGTGATTCATACCGTGAGGCGTTGATACGATAATTACTTTTGTGTTTTTACCAGAAGTAATAGTAGGATAAACAGATGCAAAGAACGAGTCAGCAACATGATTTGGGACGAACGCGAATTCGTCGAGAAAGAGGATGTTGAATGACATACCTCGGACAGCACTCGCAGACGTAGAAGCT